AATTTCGCACCCTCTCTTTTGATTGTTGTTGTGGGTCCATTCAAGAAAACATCTGGAAGCTTGATATCCTTTTTCATGATTTCCTTCTTCTCTTCTGCCTTCTCAAGAGAACTCAACACAGATTCCATAGAACCTTCTCTATATGTTGTAAATCCTATCAATCCCTTCTTCCATGCTTCAAGATAAAGATTCTTGAATTTTGTGAATGAATAGTTCTTTGGAATGTTACATGTCTTGGAAACAGACTGGTTACAGTAATACTGTACGACTTCTTGAATGTTGATATGGTCTTCAATTTCAAGATTCTTGGTTGTCACAATATACTCTTTATCAATGTCTGAGAAGTTTTCCAACAACCACTGATAACCGTAGTCTCTCATTATGTGAATTTCACAAAGACCTCTATTGTGTGGCTCATAGTAATACTTCTGCCCATTGAACTCACCTTTCCAGTAAACAAAATCCTTCTCTTTTTCTTCCTTCAGAATCTTCTTTACATTGTTGGAATTCAAACCTTCTGGCCAATCACAAATCACCTTCCTTTCAATTTCCAAATCATATACAGGCTCAATACCATTTGATACATTATCACAAATGACTGATGTGTTTCCAAGTGGAGGATTTGTTGTAGTTTTAGCATTTCTAACACCATGATCCATTATCATTTTCTTAGTCTCTTCACTAAGTCTATCTGACTTGAAGTAATCAGTATTTGTAAACTTTTCCTTGTCATACAACGGAAACGTTCCCTTTTCTGCCGCAAGTTTTGCTGATGCTTGCCAAGTTATATTTTCTTTGAGTCTGACTAATTCTTCTACGAACTTTACAGATTCATCACTTCCATATCTGATTTTGAGCATCATTAGAGTGGAGCCAACTCCGTTGAGACCCATTCCAAATTGCCTGTTATTTTTAACAGCCCACTCATATGCTGGAAGAGGCAAATCTGTCAAGTCATTTACATTATCCAACATTCTCGAAAAAACTTCAATATCATTTTTATATTGCTCAAAGTCAAATTTTGTATTTCCACAATCGTCTATGAATACATATTGTGTGAGGTTGACGGAACCAAGAAGACAAACAGTAGTGAGATATGGATTACCTGGAATTTCACCACACGGGTTAGTACAGTTACAATCTCCAAGATACTGAATTGGATTATTTCTTCTCATGTTATCATAGAAAAGAACTCCGGGTTCAGCACGATTATATGTTGACTTCATAATAAGGTCATAAAGATGCTTTGCCTTGACTCTTTTGTAAATCTTACCATCAAAATGAAGCTCGTACATTTCGTCATTTTCAACAGCTTTCATAAAAGCGTCGTCAATAAGAACACTGATATTAAATTTAGTGAGTCTTCCTGGTTCCTGTTTTGCTCTAATAAATTCTTCAATATCTGGATGCCAAACAGGCAATGCTCCAAGCATAGCACCTTTTCTTGTTTGCTTCTTGACAATAGACTTTACTTCATCAAACTCTTCCTTTGTCAGGTAGTTCTTCAAATTGTCACTATAACCATCATTGTCACCTTTAACGATACACTCTGATACAGCATCCCAGATGTCCATGTATGATACTATACCAGGGTGCCTTATACCTGTTCCCTTTATCAATGATCCTCTTGGTCTTATGAATCCAAAGTTAATTCCATAACCACCCTCAGAAGCAAGAGTTTTTGCCTGTTCCATTATTGTCAAGAATATATTTACCAAATCATCAGGCGTATCTGGAGTGTTCATGTTGATAGTATTTTCTATCAAGCCATCTTCCGATTTTCTAACATACTTTATTTCCGCATTTCTAACAGGACCATTTATAAAACAATTCATCAAGGTTGCTTTATCATACGTAGTTCCTGCGTTGGCAGTAATTCTTCCACCAGGAGTACACTTTAAACCAATAGGATTACCCTCTTCATCAAATTTGACAAGTGTATGTAAGAACTTTTCTTCCCACTCTTCAGGGTTCTTCTCTACAGAAGCAAGAGACTTTGCTATTCTTTTGAAAGTTTCTATTGGTGTCTCATCACCAAACTGATATTTTTTCTTCCAATTTTCATATGCCAGACTTGTCTTAAAAAAGCTTGATTTCATAAAACTTTCTCCTACTTATTGAAAAGCTCCCTTTCGGTTATTATCTTGAATTCGAGACCTCTCTTAGCGCAAAATTCCCTTGCTGCATCCCATTTACATCTGTTAGTGACGTAAGTGTGCGCCTCGTAGATATATCTCTTTCGGGCTTTTCTGTTGTTGTTTTTGGGTTTCTTTGGTGGTCTTGTTTGTGATGCCGGTTTAACTTCAATGACGAACTTCCTTTCATTTCCATTTTTATCAACTTCCTCAAAATAAAAATCTGGATAATATCTGTGAATCCTTTTGTCAATAGCGCTTAGATAAGGTATTTCTAAACACTCAAACCCCCATTTCTTTATACTTGGAGAGTGGTCACAAAAGTAACAAAATCTAGATTCCCAAGAACTTCTGTACACTGGGTTTTTGGCTCCAATATACTTTTTCTTATTCTCAACTTTATATTCACCAATGTAAAATCCACTTTTTCCCTTCTCCATAAACTCCTTCTACTTTAGCGATTTTATTAATGGGCCATAGTTAGACCAATCATCCATCATCTTATTCAATCTATTTCTGGAGAAGAACTTCATAAGCTTAGAACCGTCTATATCTTTAATCTCGTAATCGTTGTACGTTTTCAATATACCTTTTGACAGTTCTTTTGGAATGAAGTCAAAGTCAATAAGAATTCTATTTCTCAGATAATTGTTCTTGACTTCTTCATTCTCCTCAAGAAAATCATCCAATCCTTTCTTCAGTATAGCTTCAGCAGTTGCTTTACCTGTTCTTGGCTTTATTGCGGGAATAGTATCGCTCTTATCACCAGTGATAACTTTTATATCAAGTTCTCTCTGTGGATTTATACAGTTTACGATCTTATTCTTTATAGGATCAAACTGCTTATTGTTCTTATCAATCAACAACTGATGAAGGTCTTTATCAGTCGATACTATCACATTCTGACAAGAGCTAAACTGCTCTTTTACAAGAACGGCAATAATGTCATCTGCCTCTGATCTTGGATGTTCTATTGTATATATAGTCGAAAACGTTTCTTTTATTTCTTCTCTGAATTCATTGAAAACCGGAAAGAATTTCTGAAAGTCAACAACAGCCTTGTCTCTTGCTTGTCTTCTATTATTTTTATATCCATCAAAGTGGTCATATCTCCAACTTCCTTTTGTGTCAAAAGCGAGAATAACTTTCTCAGGATTAAACTTTTCTATTGTTGAGAAAAGACTATTCATGAATAAATGTCTCCAAAAGAAAAAAAAATTTTCGTTATCTTGAGGATTCATAAAGATAGCTGAGAATAATGTTCTGTAGGCTAGATTATGCCCATCAAACAATAAAGTTTTTTTCTGATTTTTTATTACTTGTTGATCTTCAACAGAAAATAATTCTGATAATGAACTTTTATTCATTTGTAAACTCCTTTTTAAGTGTTTTATGTATTATAACATTTTTATATTCAATCTCCAAAACTTTTTTTCTTCTAAATGTTTCTTTAATATTATGTCTTTCTTTTTTAGAAAAATATTCATAAAAATCCATTCTATTAGATAATACATATATCCATTTACTCGAAGGATTATTATAACCTTGTTTAGCTAAACTTATTTTTTGTTTATGTTCTTCTGAATATTTTCTTCCTTTTAATTTTTTACTGAGATTTTCTTTAAATTCTTTGCTTCGTATTTTTCCAATGTTTTTTCCAATCATAGATTGACGTTGTTTTATTTTACTTTCTTCACTTTTTGTTTTACCAATCATTGATTGACGTTGTTTTTCCTTTTGTTCTTCTGAAATAATTTTACCTTATTGGTGGTTTTGTAGATTATATAAGTACTCATAAGATACCTCCACATAAGGTTATTAGTAAGAGATTGATTGATAATTCTAATGTTGGATATAAAACTTCCGTCGAAGCTGTCCCAACCTATCCAATGAGTATTTACATTTAAATATTTTTTTCTTTAACATATTCTTCCAAACTTTTGACCTCAAAATGGTATTTTTTCTTCTTTCCAGTTTTGGTTAATAAAGCTTTTTCGGGAACAAATGTATCTTTAAATAAACATTTGGTTTTAGCAACTGGTGTAATTTTTTGAACTAATATTTTGTATTCATAATACACCCATTTGATATTAATAATTGCTAGTCTTGTCATATTTTGAAAATCAAATGATGGCTTTATTTCTATAAAAGAACCAACATCATACCCATCATTCCCAATATTGTTTATAAAAGGCACAGAGTCCAATTTATTTTTTCCATCGTTAATATCAAGATAAAAAATTCCGTATGCTTTAGAATTCCACAATATTTTGAAATCGGGCACATAAACATGTGATTGAAGCAAAGTACTTTCCATTTTCTTATCTTTAGTCTTCATCTTTTTTATCCAATCATATGTCACTTTTTCTGAAAGGGTAAATGATTCCGAATGAAAAGAGAATTCTCTAACGAAACCTCTTTCCTTAAGCTCATCCAAATAAAGGTAAAACAATCTTTCTTCTTCGGAATCAAACTCTATACCATTATAAATCATTGTTCATAATCCTTTTGTCATCTTCTTCGTCATTATCTTCATTGTAGATAATTCTCATTGCGTAAGCAAGTCCTGCTGGTTGTGTCATTGGTTGGGCACCACTTTACCATTTCAATCAAATCCATATTGTTCCTCATGGCATTAGGATTTATCTTATTTACATTCCAGTAAATCATACGAAAAACACCTTATCAAAAATAGAGTTTGTGAAGAAGGGTTCTAACTCTTCATAAGAAAAATTGTCTTTATTCATGTAAAGTAAAACATCATTGATGTCCCATTTACTTCTCTTGGGTAGATTGTATGTCTTCATGAATTTCTTCCAACAGAAGACGTACTCTCCTTTAGTCAAGAGTTCTATGGTTTTTTTCTTAGTATCAAATGTTTCACAGTCATAATCTATAAGAAATCTCTTCTGCTTGAAAATCTTCAAGTTATCGTCGTATATCTTTACACCAGTAACAGCAACTGAATTCTCGACGAAGATACTGTCAATGGGACCCTCTAACACAGTGACTGGTTTTTCTCTATCGACAAGGTAGTAGTTATATATGCTATTGTAATTTCCTGCTCTTGACAGATATTTTGGAGTCATGTAGTCATAAAGCGATCTTCCCTGGTAATAGTATATTTTACCTTTATCATCATAAAATGGTATAATAAGCCTATTACGATACATCTCTCCAGTTGCCACATACCATTTACTCCAAACATCTTCTGGAATGTTTCTGTCAATACAAAACCTTATTGCTTTAGCGAAGAGTGGAGTTACACCACTCTTTATATGTACGAAGAATTTTGTTTGATCCTGCTCAGTACTTCTCTTTCTCGTTCTTCTTGCCTTTATATTTGGTAAATCTCTTTTCTTTTTATTGTCGTTTCTTCCAAGGACTTCTTTGAAGTAGTCCTTGTAGTATGAAGGGAAAAATTCCTTCATCCAAAAAATAACGGGTTTCTTGTAATAACAATTGTGACAATAGTACATCCAAGGAGTCTTGTTTTTAAGAATGTATCCTCTTTTCTTTGATTTTGACTTTTGAGAATCTCCACATATATGACATCTGAAGTTGTAATAGTCATAGCTCTCAGTTACATTTTCCAATGAACTCAGAATTAGTCTTACTTGTCTTTCGAGAGCTATTTCATCAAAATCTGAAAAATTCATAAATTCTCCAAAAAGAAGGGGAGTGATGTATATTCACTCCCCTTCTCCAATAAACAAACAACCATTCAATTATTCTTCATCATTCTGTAAGTCATTGAAGAAATCGTCATCCGATCCTTCAAATATTGATTCTTCTGCGATTGATTCAGAAGTTTCATTCTTGGTGTTGCTCTGCTCTGGTTTTGTTGTCGATGGCGCAGGAGTTGGTTGGTTTGTGTATGATGGATTTGGAGCACCAACAACTCTATTGAACTTACTTTCAAGTTCCCCATATTCCTTGAAATTGTCAGGAGAAACGAATTCAGACAAACTATAAAGACTTTTATCAATCTTTTCAATTTCAGCATCTGTTCCAACAGGTGAAGGATTGTCAAACTGACAAGAGTCATAGTTTGGCATATTCAAATTACCAACTTTGATCTTCTTGATAATCAACTTAAAGTCTGCTCCATCATAGTAGTCAAAAACCATGACAGGTTCTTCAATTGAGTCATCACCAGGATTAATTCTTTCCATAATCTTATCATGAACTTTCTTTCCATATCTGTAAAGGAATACCTTTCCTTCGTTCTCTGGATGAGCTGGGTCCTTTACAACAAGGATATTGGAGTAGTAGTTCTGCTTTCTCTTTCTTTTTCTGGCAGTTTCCTGGTCACTGTCCCAAATTGCCGAGTTGGCCTTACAGACTGGACATTCCTTCTTCAATGTTGTTGGGCAATTCTCAATGTACCATCCACCAGGTCCCTTTACAGAGTGGCTATATGTACTTACAAATGGGATATCTGTGTCTGGTGATGGAAGGAATCTGATAAGTGCCTGGGCAGTTCCATTGCTTGAGAATTCAGGGTAGTAAATTCTTTCGTCTTTATAAGAGTTTCCAGAATTACCCTTATCATTCTGTTCACGGATTTTGTCCATTGTCTTTGACCAATCTCTACCGAATTTCTTTTTGTTCATTTAAGAACCTCCTTTGTGTTTCTTTTATCTTATTTGCTATTCTCTTAAATAGCTCGTACTCTCTATTATTAATTGTATCATATTCATCATTTTTTGTCAACATATTTTTTATGAAAAATCTTGGAGAAATATGCTTCTTTTTTGTCAATTCAAACACCACATTTGTCCCATCCTCCTTTATGTCAAAGAATTCTTTCATGCTTTTGAAATTTAGACTTTTATAAACCTCCCTTAACAAATGTAAATCTTCATTATACCTTTTGTCACTTATCATTTCCTTGAAATCTTTCAAGTTTTTGTAGTTTACTTCACCAAGCTTTATAGACGTTTTACCCATCATGTACTGATACAGAAGAAATATTGCCAAGTCACAAATGCTATAGTATCCGTTAGATATCTCACTATATATTCTCTTAGAACTAATTGCGTAGAATTTAGGAGCTTTTCTAAAGGCAGTCATACTAAGAAGTTTGAAAATGTCAATATCCTTCTTACCTTTTACAAAGTTCTTAGTGTTTACAATAACAGAAAAAACTCTCAAAGTAGAAGCGAATTCCATACAACTACCCCAGTATTTGTTTCAGATTATTTTCGTCCAATTGAATAAAGTACTTTTTTGATAGTTCCTTTTTAAGTTCGTACTTTGTTTCTCCATCGAATGTATAGAGTATCTTCTTGAACTTGTTAAAGTTCTCTTCAAACAACACAATAATATCTACGAGATTAATGTTAACTTCTACCTTTGCCTTTCTTATTGTCTCGTTGAATTTACTCTGTTCAGAGGCACTCATTTTCTTACCATCAAAAATTTCCTTTAGATAATCGAAAGAATACCCTTTTCCTTCCATCCAATTTAGAAATTCCTTTTTGAGTATGTCATTCACTAACTCAAACTCGTTTGTTTTTTCTGATATCTTACTTTGGTCAAATGTGTTTACTTGATGTTTAGCCATTTAAACTCCTATTCAAAGTCAATCATTTTTTTGAACTTATCGTTTGTATCTTTACTTAAAACTCCCTTTGCGTCTTTAATAGCACTACTAACCTTTTTCTTCTTGTCTTTATCACTCGGAGGGTCTCTGGATATTGATCCAGTAGTATCTCCAACTTCTGTCTCCTCATCTTCAAAAACTCTCATCTTGTAATAATCAACACAAACATTCATACCCTTCTTATTCAAACCATATCTGTTTTTCAGTACCATCCAATAGTACTTTCCAACTTTTCTTAAATCATTCGATTGAGTTACTCCAATTATAACATCAGCAGTTGCTGCTGTTCCAATGGAGTCAGATATATCAGTCAAATCTATTTCAGCACCACCAAAACCCTTACGGTTTGTCTGAACTGCTGAAACGATAGGAAGAGACATCTCCACAGCAACTGCTCTTACTTCCTCTGAAATTCTCTTGACTTCAAGATATGTATTATCACCCTTGTTTTTATGAATAGGGTTCATTATACCAAGATAGTCTATGAATATTATATCAGGAGTAAACTTCTTCCTAACCTTAAGCTCTTTTAGTAAATTTCTAATATGGTTGGCGTTGATAGATGTTGGTGGATATTCCTTTACTATTATCTTCTTACTGACTTGCTTTTTAACCTTTTCAAACTTAGAGTGAAACTTGTCTTTAGTCAATAGTTTCAAATCCTCAGTATTAACATCAAACATATTTGACATTATTCTTTCTGAGATTTTGTTTTCTGACATTTCACAAGACACATAAAGGACGTTCTTGTTTCTAAGAACACAATCAACAGCAAGAGAAGTCATTATCAAAGACTTACCCATATTGGTTTCGGCCATGAACAATGTCAATGACTTTTCATGGAATCCACCTTCTATTATCCTATTGAGAATACCGATAGAGGTTGGTATCACTCTGTCAACATCATGTAGGAACTTATACAATCTTTCTTCCTCTTCCATAAAATCAAGTCCAACTTTAGAGTCAAAACTAAAAGCTATTGCTTCTCTCAACTGATCTGGAGTCTTCTTAATATCATCTATTTTTTTGTTACTGAGATTCACAGCAATATCAACATTGATGTTATGAATCAACTTTTCTCTCATAAATTCTTCTATCTCTTCCAACAAGAAATCTGACTGATATTCAGAAACATCAGTCTCCATAATTTCTAATAATCTTTTGTACACACTCTCATTATCAAGTTCAAGACGCATTTCGGGAACTGTTGGAAATCTCTCAAATTTTTCATACATTTTTATGACAGACTTTATCAACTGAACGTTCTTATGATCTTCAAAAAGTTCAGGGACAAGAAACGGCATAACCTTGTCCCTAACATTCTCGATTGTAAAAAGAAACTTTATGAGAACATTTTCAAAGAATACAGCTTCTTTCATATATTATTTCTTTCCTTTTTTAGATTTATTCTCTTCTTTGTCCATTATACTTAGAGCTTCATCCTTTGTAGCAATATCTATTGGTGTTTTGTAAGTATATTTCTTTTCTAACCAATTCTTGAACTCAGTATCCTTGAAAACTGGTAACCAAAAATCTGAATTGTATATCTCACTTTCTCTGTGCTTTTTATCATTCTCTACACAAGTTCTGGTGTAATATCCAACAGTTGGTTTTTCTACAACTCCAGCTTCTAAAGCATCCGGTAATATTCCATAGAATATATCAAGACCACCTTCAACTTTGATTCTGAATTGAATTCTGGAATTCATCTTGCTCCATCTTGACTTGTAAGTTTCAGCAGTAACAATATAACCAGTTATATTTTTCTTGGCATCCTTCTCTTTTGCCATACTTCTACCAAGAACAATTGCTTCACTATTGAACTCTATCTTTCTTCCACCAGGAATTTTTAGAGTATCTCCCATTCCACCAGTATTATCATAAACGTGATTGACTACAAAGAATGTTGCTCTTTGATTTATCATTATATTAGCAAGATTGTTTTTCTTTTTGGGGATTGTAAAATCTGCAGCATCGTTACCTGATCTCGCGTTATCAACCGTCTTTGATGTTACCAATGAACCCCAACTATCTATAACAAACAAAATATTCTTTCTCTCGCTCTTTGGAATTTCATCACAAATCGTTACAATAATTCCTTGAACGTCCTCAATACTATTTTCTTGAAGAACAACAAGTTTTTCTGGACTAATATCAATACCAATAGATTGTGCGAATGAAAAGTTGAATGCTCTCTCAGTATCAATAATACAAACTTGCATTCCATTCTTTTGAGCATTCTTGACAAGTCCATATGCTACGAAAGACTTTCCAAGCATTGAAGGTGCTGAAATCATTGAAATTCTACCAATTGGAATTCCTCCGTCAATCCTCCCACTGTATAGTAGGTTCAAAGATATTACATTGGTAGACAGAAAATCTATCTTCTCATCTTCTGTAAAGAGATATGATGATAGCGCTGGACTATCTTTAGTCTCTTTGTCTTTTAGAATAATCTCATACAAATTTTTCATAAATCCTCCTTTTATATGATTATATCATATTATTTCTGTTTTGTCAATATCAAAACTCAATGAAGTCAGATAAACTGTTCTCTTCTATTTCTATCTCACCCCACCCGAGAACATTGAAGAATCTCTGTATTGCGTTTTGAAAAACCTTCTTCCATTGCTCCTCTGTGTCAATATAAAACAAATCATCAAACTCCTTTGGCCACTCATTCACAAAGCCAATTACATTCTGATGAATTTCGTTCTTATGAGGAGCAACATAAATGTACTTCATTTTAGTTCCATTATTGACAGGCATCAATGGAAGATCATTCTTAGCAACAACGAAATTATAATTCATAGCAGCTCTGACATGAATCGGTAAATGTTTTGGATAACTTATCTCGTTGTTCTCAATATACTTTTCAACTGGTTCAGCATATTTTGTGTAATCTTTTATACCAGTTGGGTTGGCAATATCAGAAGGACCAGCTTCAAGAAATTCATTATGAATCTTTCTAAGCTTTGTCAATACGGCTTCCTTGTCCTTTCCACGCACATTGAATATTTTTCTTATAACACCCATAATCCTTTCACGACTAAATTGAGGAGTGTCAGTTCTAACAACCTCAATTCCAGTGATTGATATTTTTGGTTCATCAATGTAAAGCTTATCTTCATTGGCAATAACTTCATCAGCATATTTCTTCTTAGCAAGTATGAACTTCTGTGTTATAATCTTTTCTCTCTTGAAGTCAATCAACTGAGGAACTCCATAGTTATTGGCATAGATTTTTAGAATCTTGTCAAAGAATGGTTTGAAAAATCTTTCATCAAGATCGTCAACCCAATCATAAAATTCCTGATTATTCTTGAATTCCAGACCCATGTTTCTAACAATTTCCTGAAGACAAACATAGCTGGAGTCAGTATCTATAAGTATCACAACATCTTTTTCCAAAGGTTTCCAATCACATTTTGCGTATGGATAGAGCTTAGGACCAATTTCGTGCCACTTTTGCTTCATGTAGTTGTTGAGAGTATTTGATAAATATCTAATCAAGTCCTGTCCGCTCAATGTAACAGCGATAGCATTGTTCACATTGAAAAAGTTGAAGAAAGGATTTCCAAGAACTCCATACACTGAGTTGATAAGAATCTTTCTGATTAGCTGTTGAGAGTCATAATATTCCGATGTCTCACCTTCTGATTTGACAGCATCAATAAGCTCTTGTGGATAACCTTCAAGACTTCTACCTTTTGCGATAGCATCAGCAATGAATCCCTTCTTCTTCAAAGTCTTTCTTTCGTTGTAAATATCGCTTACAATCTCTGCCATGACTCCCCTTTTATCTTTACGATAATAGATTCCACCACACTCAAAATCACCGTTAACTGTTTCCCATGATTTCCATTTGGAAAGAGGACATTTGTAATTTTTACTTAATTTGAAATTTTTTCCTTCAACCATTTATTAAGCTCCATCTTTATGTTTTGTTTATAAGATATTCTTATTAGTTCAATATTATTATCTTGACAAAATACATTCTTTATTTTATCACATTCCTGTTGTCTACAAAATTTTTTGTAGCTACCAAAACAAGGAACATGATAAAAATGTTGTATACCATCATATTCAATACATGTATTATACTCTGGAATATAAAAGTCAAAAGATAATTTTCTTTTGTTACTACAACCGTCAAAATTGTATTGACTAATAAACTCTATTTTATTATCTTTGAGAAATTTTTCAATTACAATTTCACCTTTGGATAATTTACAGATAGGACAACCATTTTTATGATGAATGTGTGAATTATAACTTTGCCAGAATTCACCATGTTTAGGACAAATGATACAAACTTTTTTTAAACTACTTACATATTCAACTTTTGAGTAATCATACTTGTTACCGTGAACTTTTTTAGCTTTATCTATAAATATTTCATTATTAAAAGAATGTTTTGAAATATGATTATCAACCATACAAATAGGACATCCATGTCCTCTTAAATGGTTTTGTGGCTCTTGTAAAAATATACCGTGATTTTTACAAATTATAGCAACTTTGGTATGGTTGTTGACATAATCAACTTGACTATAATCATACTTTTCTCCATGAACTTTTTTAGCTTTTTTTATGAATACATTATGATTCATAGTTCTATTGTCAATAGCACATAAAGGGCAACCATATTTTCTAATATGATTAGACGGCAATTGTTCAAAAATTCCATGTTTTTCGCATTTGATTTTTACCAAAGTCCTACTATTAACGTAATCAACTTGACTATAATCATACTTTTCTCCATGAACTTTTTTAGCTTTCTCTACAAATATTTTCTTATTCCACTTCACAAGATTCTCCTAATGATGTTATAACAATGTATTCTATTTAGAAGTATTTATATAAATAACATCATTTTCTTGTAAATCTTTGACAAATTTTTTAATATATCCTTTAGAACTTTCAACCAAAATTTCATCATTACCATCAAAAAAATAATCTTTGTCTTTATAAGTTAATGTGTATTCTTTATCACAAATTGTTTCCGGGCTTATATTGTAAGTCATAATTTCGTGAGGATACATAGAAGCAACATCAAAAGAAACAACATACTCATAGAATCCTGGTTTTGCCATAACATACGCCCCAGGAAACTTTTTGTTCTTCTCCGTGTTTATTCTATCTGGGAAAACGATATTCCTTTCATGAAGATATCTCAGCATGTATCCAGTCACAAGAGTTATAGAAGAGAATATTCTTTCAAATGGTATCAATGCCTGATAACAGAACTGGATTGTGAGCTTGATATGCTTTTTCTTATCCTCTATCTTCTTACAAAGTAGAACGTCTTGTATGTTATACTCCACAAATTCATTCCACTGCTTCCAAGCAGTATTGACAGTTCCCTCCAAGTCCTTCTTACCTTCATTGACTTCCAACTTTCCTATAAACTGAAGAGAATATCTTTCTCTTTTGGTATAAACAAAGTTCTTGTATAATTCCAATCCATCAAGAATAGAAATACCAGGTATGATAAAACCACCACCTTCTATATGATAGCCACCAGTTTTTCTCTGAACGTAATCAAGATTTATTGGAGACAGTAGAGTTTCTATTTTAAGATTTCTACACCTGTTGACAATGTATGGAACGTCGAATCCCATAACATTCCAACCAGTTAGAATATCAACACTCTTCTTTCTGAAGTGTTTTATAAATCTCTCTAACATCGTCTTTTCATCTGGACAATAGTGATAGTTTTTTACCAGAGGACTATCGCCAGTATAAGGTCTTGTACCAAATGTATAAACCTCATCTTCCTTAGAATAGTGTATAGATATTAGATTGATTGGGAATTTGGCATCTTCTGGTTTGGGGAACTCTGAATTTGAGTAATAACAACTATCTTTGAAATTACACCATTTTTGTTTCTTCTCATCCCAAACTTCATAATCATTTTTATCATTTTTGGTTTCAAATTCACTTATTGTAATAAACTCTTCATTCATATAATTTATTTTCCTTTTAAATATTTTTCTCTTAGGTTTTTCATTCTTTTGTACATTTTAGGATTTTTATTTTGTAAAAAATTTTCAAATTCTAAATCAGTCATTTTAGCATATTTTTCACCCATTATTTTTTGTTGATTAGTTTTTGTCCTTTTTTTTATTTTTAGATATAGATTTTCCTCATCTATCTTTTTTTTCTTATTTTAATTTTATGATTTTGATCAAATCCAGTATATCCAGCTTCAACCTCGATGTCTATCGTAGCTATTTGAAAGTTATTCAAATCAGCTTTTAATTTTTTTCCTTTATATCTTTTCTGTAGGAATTTAACGTCTTCGGGTATGTCTGTTTCACAAGTCTTCGTACAAGATGCCACTTGCTTCATTGACTGTCGTGAATCACTTGACTGCGGCATTACTCTATTGCCGTAAATATCTCTGAATTCTTCTTGTTGGTTTGATTCTCCCAAAGTATCATTGTATGGAACATAATACTCGAACATTGGATGGAAGTCGTGCTTTTTTCTTTTTCCGTTTTCATATTCATTACAATATAATCTGTTTTTGTATGAGTCGTAATA